CCGGTGCCGGTGCGCTGGTCGACGATGGACGTGGCGGGGAGTGCGGCGGCACCGGCCACGAGCATGACCGCCCAGGCGTACCAGACGTCGCTGGTGCTGGGGGTGCTGGCGTGCCACGCCCACACTGCCGCCCGCGCCGCGTTCGCCGGTGCGGTGAAGGTGTCCTGGACGTACACCCACTGCCCGGCGGGCACGGATCGCCGCAGGCCGAGCGTGCTCCCGAGGAACGTCAGGCTGCTGTCGTACCAGTTGACCAGGACGCGGATGTCGTTCCACCCGCCGGGGCTGTAGGCCCACATCGACGCCGTGTACGACGCGCTGGCGGTGACGGGGACGAGTTCCGACCCGGCGCCGCCGGCGACCGATGTGCCGTTGGGGGTGATCTGCATGGACGCGACGCCGTCGGGGTGCACGACCGTGGTCGACCGGGCGAGGGTGGCGTTGGAGGGCGTCCAGTTCGACAGGTCGACGGTGAAGTAGGGGTTGCTGTTCAGCGGCTCGCCCTCGTCGGGGGCGGGTGCGAGCGCGATGATGCCCTGCTCGGCCACGCTGGTGGAGACGGTGGCGGTCGCCGTGCGGGACACCGTCCCGGGGGCGACCGGGCCGGCCGAGTCACAGACCACCTGACTGGCGCTGGTGGCCGGGACGCGCACCTCGGACCGCTCGACATCCGGGCCGGTCCAGGTGCTGCCGGAGCGGTCGGCGAACCAGCTGATGACCCAGCAGCCGTCGATGCTGATGTCGATGGTGGGGGTGGTGCGGGTCGTGGAGCCGGTGCCCTGCACGTCGGCCGCCTGGGCATGGATCGGTGCGGCGGTGTTCACCCCGGAGTAGGTCAGGATGCTGCCGCAGGACTCGTTGGCCGTCTCGAACGTCCAGCTGTACGACGCAGGTTCGCTCGCAGTCGCCGTGCGCCAGTACACGCCGGTGCGTACGCCGGGCGACCCCGGGTCGTACGCCTCGTGCACCAGCGTCCACCCACTCGGCGGCGTGATCGGGTTGTCCACGCTGTTGCCGGTGCGGACGGTGACGACGGCGATCATGACGTGGCCGTCGAGCGTCCCTGCCGGGACAGGGATCGTGCGAGACAGCGATGACAGGCCCGCGGCGTTGGACGCGGCGACGAACGCGATCGGCATCTCAGCGGCTCCCGAACAAGGCCAGGCCAGGGTTGCGGATGTTGCGCTGCGCGGCCTGCCGCTGCACGACGTCCAGCAGCTCCCGCTCCGACCACACCGACCCGGCGACGTGGACCTGCACGACGGTCTGCTGGACCGTGGGCGCAGCGGCCGTGCTGGGCAGCGCCACCGGAACCGGCGCCGCGCGCGGCACCGACAGGCGGGACAACCCCACCGCGTTGATCATCTCCAAGACGGGTCGGAACATCCGCGTGGCGGCCGCGTTGACCACGAACTCACCGTTGGACAGCCGCGCGAGGATGCTGTCGCTGGTGGACGTGCCCGGGCCAGTGACCTGGCCGCCGCGGGGGTAGCCCGGCACGGGGCCGCCCTGGGCGTACCCGACGTACCCGCCCATCGCCCGGCCGCTGGTGAGCGCGGTCACCGCCATCTGCACGACCAGGCTGTTCGCCCACGCCACCAGGTCGTTGATCCGTTTGCGGGCCGCCGAGGTGTTGGCGTCCACGTGCAGGTTCCGCCGCTTGGGGATGCTGTTGGCCGCGTTGCGGACGCCCAGCAGCTTGTCCGCCAGCTGGACGGCTTCGCGGCGGCTGTAGCCCATGCCCATCGCCGCGTCGATGATCCGCTTGCGCGCCGAGGCCATGAACTGGCCGACTTCCTTGGCCGAGCGGCCGTCGTCGCGCATCGCGGCGGCGTTCTGATGCGCCGCGCGGGCGAGCTGGTTGAGCGCCTGCTCGTTCTCGATGCCCTTCTGCGTCGAGAACCCATGCGCCCGCCCGTTCTCCCGGATGGTGCGGGACAGGTTGATCGCGGCCTGCCCGTACTGCGCGGCCGCCTCCCGCGCCGTCAACGTCTTGCCGGCCAGCTGATCCAGGCTGGCCTTGAGCTGGTCGGCCGACAGCGACGCCATGCGCATCAGCTGCGCCTGCGCGGATGTCTGCGTGTTGTGCTGCTGCGCCGCCACCGCCACGTGCCCGGCCGACACCGCCATCGCCGCCAGCGCGGCCGAGGTGTCGCCGCTCGCCCCACGCGCCCGGTTGAGCGTCGATGTGAAGGTGTCCCAGGTCGAGGTGATGGCGCCGATCGGGCCGGCACCCAGCGTCGTCACGAGCACCGATCCGAGGGTGCTCGCCGACGGGCCGACGCGGTCGAGCCCATCAGCCAACTTCCCCAGCGCCCCGGTGAAGGTCGTCAGCGTCGGGGCCGCGTTGATCAGCACCCCGGCCAGCGTCCCCGCGATCCGCGCGAGCTGGGACAGGTCGGCGATGAGCTGCGCCAGATCCTCCGGGTTGCGCGCCACCGCGTCCGCGACAGCGGTCAACCCCTGGGCGATGTTGCCGAGGACGGTGTCCAGCTGCGGGCCCAGGGCGGACAGGACCTGCCGGAACGCGTCGGAAAAAGCGCGCAGGGTCGGCCGGAAGTTCAGCAGCGCGTCGCCGAGCTGCTCGACGAAGACCTCCACGGCCGGGGCCAGGTCGGCGAAGATCCGCTGCAGGTCGGGGCCGAACGCGTCGAACACCCGGCGCGCGATCCGCGTGATGTTGACGAGCGTGGTCTCAAACGGCCGCGCCCACGACTTCAGCGAGTCGACGACATGTTTGCGCAGGTCAGAGAAGGCCGACTTGACCTGCGCGGTCTGCGCCGCAGCGAGGGCGCCGAGGCCGGCGAGCGCGGCGCCGACGCCCAGGACGACGCCTTGGCCGGCCAGCATCGCCGCCGTGGGGAGTGCCGCCAGCAGTGCTGGCAGCATCCGCCCCAGGGTGGACTGTCCGGCGGTGCGCAGGAACGACAGCCAGCCGCGGCTGGCCCGCGTCATCTCGGTGAACGTGGCGTCGCCGTCTCTGCCGAGGTCGCCGTACTCCTCGCGCAACCGTCTGAGCAGCTCGTTGTGTTCGCGGACCTGCCCGGCCGCGCGTAGTTGTGCCAGGCGTTGCGCGGCCGCCGCGCGGGCCGCCTCCCGTGTCAGCTCCTGGTACTCGGCGGCCTGTTCGTCGGCGGCGCGGGCGGCCGCGCGGGCGGCGCGGGCCTGGATGATCTCGGCGCGTTCCAGCTCCCGCTGCGCGCGGGCCGCCAGGCGCGCGGCTTCCTCGGCGTCGCCCTGGCCCTCGGCGAGCCGCTCGGCGGCCTCTGCCGCGCGAGCCTGCGCGCGTGCGGCACGCTCGGCGGCCTCCTGCGCCTGGAGCCCCATGAGCCGGGCACGCTCGCCCGCCTCCCGGGACCGCGCGCCGAACTCGTCCGACTCGCGGGCGGCGCGCTGCACCTCGCGGACGTACTGGGTGACGTCAGCGATAAACCGCTCGACGGTCTCGTTGTCAGCCACCGTGCACCTCGCGGCGGAACGCCTCACCCGCGATCTGGTGCAGCCGCCCGGACGCGCGCAACGCCTCACGCGCGGGCGGCAGGTACGGCCGGGCCGGGAGCCGCACCCGCCGCGCGAAGATCACCCGCCCGTCCAGCTCGAACACCAGAAAGCGGGCACGGCGGGGGCGGATCACACCGCCCGTGGCCTGGATACGGGCGTACACCACGCCCCGCGGCCCAACGGTGGCGACCCACCGGAACGCGCCACTGGGCGCGGCGGGGGTCGGCAGCACCGACCCCTGGAGCCGTCCCGTCACCCGCGCCGGCGGCGCACCGGGCGGGGAGGGGGTGGAGGTGCGCGGGGGGTGCTGGCGGCGGCCGAGCTGGCGGCGGATCTCGGCCTGCCCCGCCTCGGCCATGGCGTTGGCGGCGGCGCGTCCCCCCTCATTGGCCCGGCGGGCTATCTCCCGCATCCGGTCGCCGCTGATCGCCATGCTGCACCTCCCTGATCACGTTGAGGACGGGGATCAGCCATGGTTCGACGTCGACCGGCAGCGCGTCGACCTGGTCGGGGGTCCAGCCGAACGCGTCGGCGAACGTCGCGTATCTGGCGACCTCGACAAGGTGGTAGTCGGGGGCGTGCCCGGGGATCCGGTGGCCGCGCAGGTGGTTCTTCAGCCGGAGGAGCCGGTGGAGCCCTTCGTCTCCGCCGGGTCCCTCCGCCTGCTGAAATCCAGCGCCTGCCGGTGCGGCTTGGTGGCCTCCTCCAGCGCCTCCCACGCGTCGAGCGGCAGCTCGTCGAGGCTGGCCGGGTCCGCCTGCGGCAGCGGCAGGGCATACGACCAGTTCACGATGACGCGGGCGAGGACCGCGTTGGTCAGGTCGTCCATGTCGCCGGGGGAGAACGTGCTTTCGATGCGGCCGTTCTCGTCGATCTTCCACCGCAGGGTTTTGTTGACGGCCTTGCGGTCCCCGGCGCGCAGGGTGGACACGTCGCGGAGTTCGGCCCACTGCTCGACGCCCGGGTGGTCGGGGTGTTCGGGCAGCGGGACGCGGATGGTCTGCATGGTCGACCCTCTCTCGGACTAGTAGGTGGTGACGGCGTTGACCAGGACCGCCGTGATGGGGGCCAGGCCACCGGACGCTCCAGAGTCGGTGGCGTTCGCCCAGGCGCGGAACCCGATCTCGTAGCCGAACATGGTCTGCTGCACCAGGTCGGCCGCGTCGAACTGGCACTGCGTCATCGTCAACGTCAGCGAGTGGCCCGACACGCCGCCGTAGTCGGACGCCACCGAGATCACCAGCGGCTGCACCGTGCCCGCCAGGAACGTCGTCAACGGCGCCTCACCGGCCAGCGGCGCCGCATCCGACGCGCGGACGGTCAGCTTGCCGGACACCTTGATCTCGCCGTCGCCGATTGCGAACGGCTCCTGCGTCCCGTCGGCGGTGTGGTCGATGACCTGCTCACGCGTCATCTGCACCGACCATTCCAGGACCGCCGGGGACGCCGTCCCACCCAGCGACACGCTGGACCGCCACGCCGGCGTCACCGACGACGTGGGCGGGGTGTTCACCGGCGCGTCGGCCGCCGGCGCGGACGGGAAACACGCGGCTTTGGCCTCGTACTCCAGCAGCCCCTCGGCGTTCCCGCTCAGGGACAGCTCGGAGATCCGCGTGTACGGGTACGCCCGCGCGCCGGTCGAGGCGGTGATGCCCTGCCGGTGCGTGAAGGTGTGCGTCGGCGGCTGCCCCTGCGCGTTGTTGAGCAGGCTGAACGTGTGGGTGTACGGGCCGGTCCCGGACACGCCGTACCCGCCGAGCATGTTCAGCAGCAGGTCTCCCACGCTGTCGGAGAACGGCACGCCGCCGAACTCCAGCTCCGCCCAGCGCGGGCCGAGGACACCGCCGTACTCGGCGGCCATGGACCCGCGGTATCCCTCGTCGACGAGGATTTCGGCGCGGTCCTTGGGCTCGAACTTGCGGAACGGGATGTACCGCTCGGGGGCGGCCGCCGTGCCCGGCGTGGTCTCCTTGGCGATGCCCAGGAACTGCTGGGCGGAGGGGTAGACGATCGGCATCAGGCCTTTCCTTCCTTGCTCGGTTTGGCCCAACGGCCGTCCGGCGGCATCGGCAGGGCGCCCTGACCGTCGGCCGGGGCGATGTCGTAGGTGCGGCCGGGCTCGGCGACCAGCGTGCGGCCCTGCTCGACGTCGAGGTACTGCGGGTAGACCTGCGGGGCCTCCCCGGTGAAGGTGAACCTGGCCACGGGCTGCCTCCTATGCGGCGGGGTACAGGTCGGCGTTGAAACTGACACGCGCGGTCGACTCCACGGCGTCGTTGCGGGCCACGACCGGCACATCCATGTCGGTGGTGATGTAGCCGCCCTGCCCCTCCCCGGCTTGCACGACCGTGCCGCCGAGGGTGCGGTCACCGTGGATGCGGTCGCGGATCGCCTGCAGGAGTTCTTCCAGGTCGGCTTGGGCGTCCTCGGCGTGCGGTGCCTGGGCGCGGTGGTAGACGTACAGCTGCACCGTGACGCGGTCCAGCCGGATGCCGGACAGCGGCCCGCCGAACGAGTCCCGCGTCTCGGTATCGGATGGCAGGTGCACGAGCATGACCGCGCCCATGCCGCGGCCCTCGGCCAGGCCGTGGGTGAAGTCGGAGTCCGGCAGGCGCTTGCCCATGTACGGGCGGACTCCGGCCAGCCCCACGTCGGCCAACGGGGTGGGCCGGTAGATCCGGCCGGTCGCGTCCCAGGTGGTGCCGCCGAAGAACTGGGCGATCCCTGTGCGGACTTGTGCGCGGGTGGTGGCGGTCACCGCACCCTCCGATACGGCGCGATCAGCCGCGCGGCCTGCCCGATCAGGTCACCGGCCTGCGACCCGGCCTCCGAGCGCGCGACCGGGCCGACGTCGGCGTCCCCGAACACCCCGTCCGCGGCGGCGGCATCCTCGCGCAGCAGCAGCGCCACCGCGCAGCAGATCACCGCCTGGTGCACGTCCGCCGGGAGCCCCGACACCCCGGCGCCGGTGTCGTGGTCGTGGCTCAGGGCGCCGGCGAGCGGCACCACGGGCGTGCCGGGCACGTACCCGGACGCGACGGTGACGGCCTCCTCCCGGGCGGGGTCCCAGATCCGCAGCACGTCACCGGGGTAGATGCCGGTCGGGTCCGCCACGGTGATCTGCGTGGCGGCCTGGGCGGCGGCCGCGGCCAGGGTGGTGGCCGTGTATCCGGCGACGTACCCGATCCGGACGTACACCTCCCCACCCGGACTTGCCGAGCCGAACTCCAGCCGCACCCCGCCGGGGCCGCCGAGGTGCGTGACGATCTGGCGGCCGTCCTCGACCCACACCGCGCCCAGGTCGGCCAGCGGCGCGACGGACCCGGGGTCGGGCCCGTACGCCACCTCCGTCACCTCGCGGACGGGGGTGTTGGACGGGTGCACGATCAGGCGGCCGCGGTGGAGGCGGACGCGGAGCTGCTCGACGGCGGTGTGCGCGCCGAGCCGCTGCCCGGCCCGGTTGTCGACCCACTGGGAGGCGCGCAGCAGCACGTTGGTCAGCTCGGCGTCCTGGGCGGCCGTGTTCCCGCCGGGCACCAGGTCGTTGCTGTCCAGCCACGTCGGGGACGCGCGGAACTCCGGCACGGTGACGTACGGGGCGCCCAGCAGGCCCTCGACGGCGGGGACGGTCACGACGCTACTCGCCCCCGGCCTCGCCCTCGGCCGGGTTCGGGTCGGCGGCCGGGGCCGGCTGCCGGTCGACGGGCCACGTGCCGTGCTCGCACGACACGACGGTGGCGTCGGCGGGCTGGTCGGCGAGCCCGTTGGGGAAGTGCTGGGGGCACAGCTCGGTCTTGCGCCTACGCGCCATCGCTGGGCTCCTCTCGTTCGCAGGTGCTCCCGCAGCGTGAGCAGCGGCGGAAGAACGATCCGAACCCGCACGTCCCGCAGCGGTAGCCGATGGCGCGGGAGGTGGCGCCCGACAGGGACGGCCAGAACCCGCCCACGGCGACCAGCGCGCGGGCGTCGCGGGGGTGCATGTCGTAGATGCCGTCACGGGCGGTGTAGCGGCGGCCGGTGACACCGTCCACCTGCACGGCGGCCTTGGCGGGGGCGACCACCTTCATCGGCATCCCTCATTCCCTGTGGCATGGGTGAGGCCCCCCGGGGCCCATGCCTCCCCCGGGGGGCCTCACGTCGACGGGGCTACTGCAGGCCGAGCAGCGCGCCCGACCAGCCCGGCGCGTAGTGCACCAGCGTGCCGAACATGTACGTCGACTGGTCGTAGGTGTACTGGATCACCGGCCACTCGACGGCCATGTAGTCCTGCACGTTGATGACCTGCGCCGTGGTCGAGATCTCCGAGTCCGGCACGGGCAGCGTGCGGGACCGGATGAGCGCGGCGCCCTTGGGCATGTACGGGTGGACGTTCAGGTCGACCATCTTCCCGGTGACCTGGTTGGCGATCCCGTTCACCACCGCGCCGACGCGGGCACCGCCCAGCGCCTCCCCCTCGGTCAGCGCGATCCGGTACGCCGAGCTGTTGGCGTTGAGCTTCAGATAGTCGCCCAGCGCCCGCCGCACGTTGCCGTCGACCCACACCTCGTCGGGGTCCGCCAGGCGCTTGTCACCGGCCAGCACCGCCGGGTTCCCGACGTTCCCCGAGGACACGCCCGCGCCGTACAGGCCCGCGAACGCGTCCTGGAACGGCGCGTCACCCAGGCTGTTGCCCGGGGTGGCCGGGTCGAACACCCGGCCGTTGACACGCCGCAGGTACCCGGTCTGCGCCGGGTCGGTCAGCACCGACAGGAACCCGTCGTACCCGTTGGCGTTGAACGAGGTGTCCGCGGTGGGAGCGGCCGCGCCGCCGGACGTGTACGACGTCAGCACGATCGTGGTCGTGCCCGACGCGGTCAGCGGGGTGAACGTGCCCTGGTAGGTCTCGCTGCCCGCGGGCCCCATGTACACGTTGTAGGCCAGCGCCCCGGTCGGCTCGGCGTTGTTGGTGAAGGTGATCGTGACGACCTCGCCCGCCGCGACCGCCAGGCTGCTGGACACCGTCGCCGGCGCGGACTCGCCACCCCCCGCCACGCTGGTGATCTTCACGCCGTACGTGGCGGCCGGGATCGACCCGCCCGTGCCGCCGGCCGCGGCCGTGCACGTGGGCGCGGCGACCCCGCCGAGGTAGCCGTTGCCGGTCGCGCCGCGGCCGTACAACAGGGCGCGTTCCTCGGCGCCCATGGTCGCCCACAGCAGCGCCGTCTGCGACAGGGACCGGATGTCCTGGTAGCCCTGGCCGGCGAACTGGGCCTTCCAGGTGACCGTGTCGGACAGGCCCTGCTCGACGTAGGCGACCGACCGGTTGTCGGACGCGTAGGTGATCTTCGCGCCGCGCCGCAGGTTCAGGTTCCCGAACTGGGTGGAGACCGTCTCGGAGTTCATGAACGCCATTTGGTCGGCGACGCCGCCGACCCCGGAGTTCGACCAGCCGAGGATGCGCTTGAACTGGCGGGCGGTGCCCTGACCGCGGCCGCGCGGAATCGAGTTGCGCAGGGGGGTCTGCCGCGGCACCAAAAGCTTGGCCGGGGCCTCCAGGTCGTACGGCACCAGGCCGCTGCTGTTGGGGAAGCTGATCGACCAGTCCTTCCCGACGTCCGGCAGCGCGGCCTTCAGCGCCTCCAGCTCACCCTGCACGCTGGCGAGCTGATCCGGCGACAGGCCCTTGGTGATGGCGTCGATCCGCTCGGCCATCTGCTCGCGGGCCTTGCCGGTGTCCGGCACGATGCCCTGACCGGGCACGAACGCGTACGAGCCGCTCTGCGCCCGCTTGTGGCACTCGCTCAGCGTCTGCTTGTACACCTCGAACCGCTCGGCGACCTCGGCCGCCGTAGTGGCGTCGGAGAACATCTCCGACGGCTGCGGAGCTGCGTATCCCATGTGAGGGTCTCCCTCTGTTGCTTGCTCAGGTGGTGGACTGCCCAGCGGCCTTGCGCAGTTCCGCGGCCTTTTGCCGGTAGCCGGCGGCGGCCGTGGGGTCGGTGACCTGACCGGCCATGGCCTCGTAGTAGGCGGCCCGGTCCAGGTCCGCGTTGCGCTTGGGCTGCTGGGGTCGGGCGGCGGTGACGACCGGGCCGCCCGGGATGGGAGTCGCCTTCACCTTCGCCAGCTCTGCCGCGAGCGCGTCGATGCGCTCCTGTGCGGCCTTGGTGGCCTCTGTGACTGCGGACTTCACGATGTCGACGATCTCGGCCTTGGAGACGGCCCCGACGCTGGTCGGCTCGGTGGTCTTCCACGAGTCGGGGATCATGTCCTCGGCGCCGAGCGCGCGGGCGCGACGCTTGATGTGCTCCCGCGCCCGGGCCGGGTCCTTGGCGTGCCCGGC